GTCTACCTATTGACGTACACCCTGAATTAAAATGCCAACACTCTAGAATTCTTGCATTATATCCTCTATAGTCTTATGCTGCTCTTAGAGAGGTTGCCTAAAGACTTGTGTTAGCATTTGTCGGAGTGGAGGGATTCGAACCCCCAGTGTTTCTGATGTGCTGGTTTTACAGACCAGTGCTAGTCCACCATCCTAGCAGCCCTCCGATTAAGCATAGGTTTCTCAACCACAATCCTTTCGAATTGACCACAGTGGTGAACTGTGTATGCTTTAGTGTTTCATTTAAACTTCCCTAATCTAATACCTTCTACAAGGTAATTGTAAATTATTTCCCAATCTGTTTCTGCCTCAAACCCAAACTTGTCATCAATACCTACATTGAAATATGTTTTTTCATCAAAGCAAGAGAGACTTGTGTTCTCTGTTTCAGTATTGACATTGACAAAATCGAATCTTATGCCATTCTCCTTAAAGTATTCAAGATACTCATTAATGACGTTGTTATAGGTTGATGTCCAGAGTATCAATGAAATCTGCTGCGAATGAGCCATAATGTCCAAAGCCTCTTTAGCATAAGGATACCATTTGTGTTCTTCTTTATCATGGTAACAAGCCTCAAAGACTGTATCATGTATATCTACTAGCACATAGATTTTTTCCCAATTGCGGTCTTTCATTCTTTTGAAAGCACCATCGAAACTCTTAGTGATATTCATAACCAATTATATTAAAAATAATTACCTACATCTGTCTTAGAGCAATTAACCAAACGCCTATTGGATACGGTGCAGATTCTCACTGCTTTTCTCTTTCACAGTCCCCATCACGTTGCTTTACGTACCTATGACTTCAATCACGTATTTGCCACTACAAAGTCTTCCAACTGTCAATTCAGTATTCCCATAGAGTTCTCAGGATTCTTCATCACTTAATTCAAACTCAGCCTCAGTAATTATATTTTTGCTACATCGGTGGGATTCGAACCCACGTAGAAAGCAAAATTCAAAACATTAAAACATTACTAGTACATGCATAACATTTTGGCTTTCGAGTCATATCTAACGTGGGTATCAATGTTTAAGGTCTCTGCTAGCAACGACCCCCTCGTTTCTTTGACTGTTTCTCTCATTTGTCCCAGTTGTAGCTTTAGAACTTGCAATTTTTCTAAACACTCCACAACCATGCCTCTGATACGATGCAGTTGTTGGGATAGAGGGATTCGAACCCCCACAAACCAAGTGCCAGAAACTTGTGCGCTACCGTTACGCCATACCCCAAAATTAAACTGAGACCTAGCTAGACGTAGACATAGATTCATCCAATCGTAATTATTTGAAAGGCAATCTCTAGTACGGCAATTATCCGTAAATCCACTGTCTCAGTTTATGTTGTAAGGGAACTTTTGTGTTCAACGTTTTCGGATTGGAAGTCTGATGTTTTAACATAAAACTTGCTGTTAGTTCCCACTCTGTAGCCCAGCTAGGAATCGAACCTAGTTTCTCTGTGTGAAAAGCAGTGCTCCTACCAATAGAGGACAAGGCCGTATTAAAAACAAGTATAGAGGCGTATTTCTATGCCACTTAGTCCGAAGACTAAGAAACGCATATACTTGAAGCATGTTTGTTACTTGTGGGAATCGAACCCATATCCGTAGGGCTGGCTTCCCTACCGCTTTGAATCTTTATGCGCACACCATTAAGCTATCCGCAACACCATTGCTTTTTGTAGCCCTAGGGAGGCTCGAACTCCCATTGTCTGCTTGAGAGGCAGGTCTCCTAACCTGTTAGAGGATAGGGCCATTGTAAAGGGAACAAATAAAAATCGTTTTTTCTAAAACCCAAATTTAGTAACTAATTTTTTAAATTATTACTTGCTGTATGTTCCCACTTGTAGCGCATAGGGGAGTCGAACCCCTCTTATCAGAATGAAAATCTGGTGTCCTACCGATAGACGAATGCGCCATAATTGTCCAAACGGAGTGGTTTGTACCCACACTGATAATAAAGTAGCCACTTTGAGGTGGGCTTATTCGCTCTAACATTTAAGCTCTATCCCTTTGGACGATGCAAAGATATGAAAAAAATTCCGAATATCCAAATTTTTGGCAAACTTTTAACATATTTAAACAGTTTTAGGTGGATAATCACGTAGACTACCCACCTATACATTATATATAACACGTTAAATCCTAGTTATTATAATAATAAAATGATATGAGTCTACACTTAACATACATACACGCCTTCTAGTCTTGGATATTCATATCCAAGCTCACGAGGCTGCTGTTCTATATGTAGATTAAATGTAATCATATTATTATTAAAATTTGTCGTTTATTATAAATATATTATATTCTTAAAAAATTTAAAGAGAAAATAAAAAAATTATTCTCTTTCATGTTTAGATGTTTCATACTCTTCCCAAGATGCCCTAATTTCTGGAGTGACTTCTTGGTAGATATTAGTTCCCTTTGCTATACCATATACACGATTAGTCCAACCGAAAATAGTAGACATTGTGCTACCAATCTTGAACCAAAGCTCTCCGTTATGACTAGCATCGGATATTTCCCAAACTTGATGAACCATTGGGTATTCGTGTCCGTATTCGTCTTCCAAGACACAGAACACAGCATCACCCCTTTTAACCTCAACAGGCACACAAGGCTTAATCTTGCAATACTCCATGTGGTTGATTAACGGCTTCATCGACGTACCAGCCTCCCAATGATATACAGTTTCTTTGTTTTCTAGGGCTTTCTTAATCTCCCATGAGTCTTGAACAACCCTTATGCCATCAATTTCTCGTGGCTCATTTACGATTCTCTTCATTTATTACTCTAATAGCTTTAATAATCTTCCAAACTGTGAATCAGATTTTCTTCTCATACTCTTATTTATTACTGAAACAATATCAGCACCTCCAAGTTTAGCCATTGTACCTAAATCCTCATTAAGTATTGCCAATGAACTAGTGAGGCTATCGAAATAGGTATCAAGACTATTGACAATCATATCAATTGACCCAATACTACCATTGAATTCGATATTTGGTATGTGTGGGAATGTAGGAAGCTTCATGTGATAGCCCCTCATTCTGTTAACAGCATCCTCAGCACGTTTGCGCTGCTCCTTGATTCGTTTTTCCTCTTCAAGAATCTTACGTTTACGTTCCTCTTCAGCCTTTTTAATCCTAGCTGCTTCTCTTCTAGCTCTTTCAGCTTTCAATGCCTCATATTCCTCAACAGTATAAGCACCCAATTCATCCCAACTAATCTCAAAGAATTCATTAGGGCAAAGTCCATCTAGATATTTTGGTTCTACACCGAAACAACCATCAATGGAAATAAATTCACTGTTAACTGGGCTCACATGCTCTCTTTTTAATTTAATCATAACAAAAATCGTGTCTTCAGAAGAAATGAAATTTGCATGATTAAACACAAGATTCTTAGGATAAACCAACTGTATGTCAAGATTGGTTTTATCGTTGATTACATAACCATTGCCATATACGATAGGCTCTTTGGTAGTAATCCTAAGTGTGTCCATGAAGTGTTTCTCGCCAATGAGGTGTCCGCTAGGAGTAAGAATATACCCATCTAAGTAATCCTTGAAACCATCAAGTCTTAACAAAATGAATCTTACAGTATTGTCCACGTCACTTACTGGAGTCGTTGCCAAGTTATTTTTGTCGAAAGGTATCTTCTCCTTAACCCTAACCCAATTGAGAGTTTTTGGGAACAACTGCAATCCCTTCTCATACTCTATGCCGTGATATTCACAGTCATTCTTGGAAAGAGTGAAGATAATTCCTTGTTCTCCAGCAATCTGTTTAACAATCACAGAATTAATGTTAGTTCCATAGAAATCATCAACCACCTTAATGAGTTTATAGACTTTGGTTTCCATTTCAAAACCATCGCAAGCAACTCCTTGAAGGGCATAGTTTTCTCCCTCAATGAATTTGGGTGTATGTGGCTCAGAAGCCTCAACAATATCAAATTCACTAAAGTCCACCGCCTCAAACAACTCTTTAGGTTGGGTAAACAGTTTCTCTATTTTCTCTTCAGCCTTTGCTACTGTTGCTTGATTTCTGTTAACATTTGAGTATTTCCTAGATGGGGTTATATCTTCGTATGAAATTAACATTTCTGGATTAACGATTTCTGTTGTTCCGTTTCTAAATAAAACAACCATATTACTATTGTTTTCATCAAAAAATACGTTTAAAACACCCCAATCTTTTGTAACTTTGATTGGGATGCTTTTTTGATATGGTGGTGGTATATCACTTGGAATTATTTTTCCCATGATTACTCAGATAAAAGATTTTTGTCTTTTCCTCTAAGTTCCTTTGCAATTACGTGTTGCGTAGAAGTGGCCACACCGATAGCAGTCTGTGACATCTGCTTCTCAAGCTTGAACAACTCTTGTTCAGCAGCAGCACGTTTCTGAGCACCCTCAAGCTGTGCTTTCTGAACACCCTCTACAGTAGCAAGGAGGTCAGATGTGGTCTTACGCAGAGTCTCAATGTCAATAACTGTACGCTGATTCTGCTTTGCAACCTCAATGGCTTGGGTTTTCATCATTTCAGCATTCTTCTTGAAAATCTCGTTGGTCGTATCAGCAACCTTACTACTAATTTCAAGAGTCTGCTTCTGGTCATACAGAGCCACTGCCAATGAAAGCTGATTCTTCCACAGAGGAATTGTCATAGCAATCTGCTGTTCCGTATTGTTAGCGTTCATAATGTTTGTACGCTGAATGATACGAATCTGTGTGAGAGACTGCTTGAAAGCATAGCGAAGCATGGTAAGGTCAGTCAGACGCTTATCAAGAGAGTTCTTGTACTCTTCTACATCACTAATCTGGTAATCGTCATACTCTTCCGAGTTAGCTTTCATATCCTCAATGAGCTTGTCAAGCTCTTGAGACTTAATCTTACCAGCAATGATGAGTTCGCCAAGCTGCTCAACATAGTCCACGTTGTTCTCAAACTGCTTCTGCAAGTTGTTGTTGTCACGAATAGAAATCTGACGTGCGGTTTCAAGCTTCTGCACGATACCATCAATGTTCTTCTCAATGGTGTCATACTTAGCTTTAATCTGTTCCACAGATACAACGAGCCTACGCAATCCAGGAATCTTTCTCAAAAAACGCTTCACTGCACTAGGTGCTTCGAGGTCATCAATGTTCACCTCATGGAGTTCACCCAACAGATTAGAAATCAACTGAGCCGACTCAATGCTATTCTTGGAGTCAAATGACTGCTTCAAGAAATCGCTAGAATAGGTGTCCATAGCCCTCTGAAGGTCAGAGCCATAGCTAGCAATGCTTGTCAAGTCCTTTTCATCAAGAACCTTGGCAATCTCATTGTAGTATGCCTTTTTTTGAGCTGGGATTAAGCTAACGTCAATCTCACCATTATCAGACAATCTTGTCTTAGGCACATTGGCGATTTCAGTCTCACCGTTAAGTTCAGCCTCTACCTCGTCAGTGATAGCCTTTACAGCCTCTCTTTTCTCAGCAGCACTACGCTTAACAGTTGTCTTACGCTTTGGCTTAACCTCTTTTACTTCAACATCGACTAATGTCTCTTCATTTACTTTTTTTGCCATATTCTATTATGTTTAGTTATAATTTAAATCTTCTGTGCAAAGATATATATTTTTTTCCTAAATCCAAAATTTTCTATATTAAAGAATGTTAATCTAAATGTGTTAAATGCCAAGCATGGCATTCCTTACAATAGTAGATTCTTTTCTCTCTCCTTTTCATATCATGCTTGCGGTTACGTTTGTACCTACAACTAATTAACGCCCACATAGCACCTATCTTATCGTATTTTCTTTTACCACAACTCATATTAAAAATATGCCACCCAATTTTGAGTGGCAATTTAAAGATTAGAATGGTAGGTCATCATCACTACCACCGTTGTCAACTACCTCTTGGGTTGCAGCTGGTGCTGCGGCAACTGTTGTAGGTTGTTGCTTCTTAAATGTTCCAGTTTCAGCTACTGCCTCATTTGACTGAGTAGTTCCACTACCACTGTTAGAGAAGTCAACCCTATCTGCAAATGCATCTACAGAAATTGCCTTGTCACCATCTTTGGTAGGATACAAAGAGAATTTTAGAGTACCCCTTACGATAACAGCACTACCTTTTTTCATGTGTTCTGCCATCTTTAGAGCACGGTCTCCTGACCACAAAACATTTACCCAAGTTGTAACATTCTCGCCACCAATGTAATCGTTGCTAGCGATACGCATTGAAACAAATTTGTTTCCATTTTTAGCATCCTTGATTACTGCATCAGCACCAAGTCTGCCGCTAATATCAGCATATATCATAAATTTAAATTGTTAAGAAATTAATTATTCAAATATAAAATAAGGTTTTTATTATCTTGACTGAATGACCATCCTTGATTCTTCAGCGTTTCCAACTCTTCTTTCGGAAATTCTGATTTGAGTAGTTCATCTACCTTCATTTCGTAGTAATAATCAAATGTATGCCTATCCATTAACAATTTGACATCTACGAATTTCATTATGTTTGCTAAAGCAGATGCGCTAACCGAAGAAGTTGATAATGTATTACTACCTAATGCACTTTTTAATTCATCTAAGCTCATATTAATGTTGTTTAATGTCTTCGTAAGACCATATATAGCCTTTGTATATGTTTTTATTTTTTAAGTATTTATTTCTACAACAAGAAGAAACTGCTGCATAGCAATAACCATTTTTATCACATTCTCTAGTAGAATTCCAAACCCTTACTAATTTCCAATCTAAAGTATACTGGTATACTTTTTTAGAAATCTTATCAAGTAAATTTTTTGTTAATTTACCTTTGTTAGATAACTTATATTTAGACTTCGTAAAAAAATTGTTCTTGTTCTCTTTAGATGTACACCACCTCAAATTGCTTACATTATTAGTTCCACCATCACTTAATGGAATTATATGGTCAACCTCTGGTTTATTATCTTTATTCTCAATAAAAGCTTCTGCAACTAATCTGTGAATATTTTTATTATATTTCACACCATTTAAAGATAACGGAACATAAGGATACTTATTATTTGTTTGTGGTGAAAGATATTTTTTACTCTTTTTACTCCAAACTTTTCCATCATCTGTTATTTGATAATTTTCAAATCCTTTAATATCTTTTCGCATCAAAGTTATTGTTTTGTGCAAAGATATGTTATTTTTTTCTAAATTCCAAATTTTTTTAAAAAAAAGTGAGTGAAAACCCCAAAAAAGTTCTCACTCATCTTCCTCTTTCGTGTCAGAAGCCTTAATATTCATCATTGGCTTCATAAAGTATAAGATGTTCACAGTTGGCTCAATGTACTTGACAATCTCTTCCATTGGCTTATAAGCGTTTGGTGCTTCGTCAATGGTCTTCTTGTCAGCAGTGGTGGTATAGATACCAGCATCTGCCATCTGCTTCTGGAACTCTTCCACATCTAGCTGTTCTTTTGCTTTACTGCGACTGAGGCATCTACCACAGCCATGCGGAGCAGTATAGTTCCAATCCTCGTTTGACTTACCCTCACAGATTGAGATACCATCCCTCATGTTAAATGGAATGATTACCCTCTCCCCCTCATAAGCACGGATAGCACCCTTACGAATCATCATATTAGGCTTACCCATAAGTGCCTTGAGGTCATAGTCGATGTAGTTATGAGTGGTGTGGATTGTACCAACAACGCTTACACCCTTTGCCATCTTTCTGTAGATGTCAACCACTTGCTCAATAATTGTCTCGTGGTTCAAACGAGCATACTCTTGTGCAAGTAACACATCAACAAGATAACCCATAAGGTTCTCACCGCTAAGATAACCTGGAATCTTTTTTGACAGATATTCATCTTTTGCAGCCTTTATCTCTGCATCGAGTTTCTTCTTATCAGTATTCTTAGACTTAACGGAATCGGTAAGCATACGCATTTCCTCTTTACTGATGGTCATGCTCTTGGCAATTTTATTCCAATAGTTGAACACCTTCAAGCCAAGGTTACGTGAGCCGCAGTGTACGCATATGCAATACTTACCCAACTCGTCATTAACATCATACTCAAGATAATGATTACCAGACCCAACAGAGCCAATTGATTTCATAAACACCCCATAATCCATGTGAAATTTATCAGTCCAAGTTTTCAAATCATTTTCATTTTCAAAATTAATCCTATAATCACTGAAAATAGGAAAAAAAGAACACAAACGATTTTGAGCCGCATTAAAACGTTTAATTATTAATTTTACGTCTATTTTTGATTTATCATTAATATTTACCCCAAAAGGGATATTTTTTCTAATTTTATGCTCTAACTCGGCAATATTTTCTTTTGGTACTTCTCTATCAAAAAACACAGCAGATACTGTACACCCCAAATCACATCCCACCACTTCTGGTGAAACAAAATCATGCTCAATATCTATTGGGCAAGAAAAACCGATAACACAACCCTTTCCTTGGTGTACATCTGGCATTATTCTTATTTTTTTATTTTTATAAGCCATAGATTCTGCCATTTTATATATGGTAGATAATGCTTCTTCTTCTATGTTATCTGTAAATATTTTAATATCTTTACAATATTTTCCTTTGATTTCTAACATAATCAATAAAATTTATAAAATCTTCAATACATTTATTTTTATCTCTCAAAAAAGAATCTGACCATACAGTAAAAACATAATATCCATTGGATTCATACGTTTTTATTTTTTCTAAATCCCTATCCCAAATCTCTTTAGCAGTTATTCCATGATGAATTATATCTGAATCTTTATATCCCCTACTTGGGTCAGCGTGCCAGAAACTACCATTATACTCGATAATGATTTTTTCATCCTCTATTATCCCATCTGGAAATAAATGTTTTTTTCTATCATTTTCTTCATACAAAAATGAATTAAACGAAATTTTATATCCAAGCTTTTCTACCAGCCCAATAAATTCTTTTTCTTGTTTACTTTCGTTAATAGATTCATGCATTTTGAATGTAATTGTACCATTTTGCCAATTGTCACGCATTATTTTAGACCTCAACTTTTTTTGCTCTTCATTTTCAAACTGTTTTAATGCATGTTTTTTTTTGAATTTCTTTAAACCCATCAGTTCTTTTAACACCAGTAGCATTAGTAATTACTTTATTTCTATATTCTTTATTTTCCCACAATTTTTTAGATGCTTCAGAACATTTTTTTTTCATGCTTTCTATGGTGTCTTTTTTATGGGTTTTACCAAAAAAAGGGTTATTTTCACCATTTCTAGGTAAATGTTTGACGCAATATCCAGTTTTATTATGTCTATTGAGTTCTTTACCACAAATTTTACAATATTTTTTTTCCATAATATTATTTTTTTTGTATAAATATTATGAAAAAGCAAAAATGATTACCGCCATCTAAAATTCTATCATAAATCTTTTTTAATTTTATTAATTATTGCTTCAATTACTTTAATATGTTTGTCCTCAAAATAAGACTTTGGCAAACCCAAGATGGTATCTCCAGATATTCCTCCCTTTTTGAGTTTCGTTTTTGCGATAGCCTCATATTTCTTTAAAGTAAGAATTTCCTCTTGCATTTTCTTAATCTTTTCATCTGCATTAAATCGGTCAATCTTTTCCACCTCAATATTAATGGACTCTTGAACAATCTCTAGCATGATGGAAGACATATAGAAGAATGCACGTAGAATCTCTTTGGCTTTTTCATAGTCAACCGCAGAAATAGCACCGCTTGTATGCGCATGAATAACATAGAGATTGCTTACCTTAAAGTTAGGTATGATGATTGACATATTGCCACTACTATTAGCCCCAATGTGGTCAGATACCCTAAGTGTTCTACCATTGATGGTGTAGTAACGAGACTTTTCACCCTCAACGACACTACAACTTTTATACTCCTTAATAAGCTTGTCTATGTACTTTTCTAACTTATCCTTTTGTCTCATATTGATTAATTTTCTTTATGGTGCAAAGATACGAAAAAAATCTGAGACAGCCAAAACAATCTCAGATTTTTAACATTATTTAACGATGCCCATATTCAGGCTCTTTCTCAGTAATTAAATCCTTACTAACTTCTGTGCGGCTAAGAACAATAGGTCTTAAATCAACCTTTACTATTTGAGCACCAAGAATGGGATACTCATTTGTTAAACTCCACCTAGAATCAAAAATACATGCTACGTAGTAATCAACATCTGACAGCTTATCGTATAGCTTGGCTTTATGAAATTCTGGCGTAAGATACGCATTAGAAGCATTGGACGCAGAGTATAGTGGTGATTTACCATCCCATCCTTTTATCTGTTTCCATTTAAAACTTCCAATACTGTGCTGCCAAGTTTCATCTTCCCACTTTTCTGTGGTTAACCGTTTCTTGTCTACAAAAACTTGTATTGCGTATTTTATCATTGTTTACCCAATCTAACTAATAAAATATTGGCTGGCTCTAACATATGAATTCCATCATGTTTTTCATCGCTCCAACTACGCTTCTTTTTACCAACCTCTTCACCATCGAAGATTTTGATTTTCTTCTCAGAATCGCCACACACAACGCCAAAGGAAATGTCAGTATGACCTCCCCAATCTTTTCTGACATACGCAACCACATCACCGTAATGAAGCTTCTGATTCTTGTTGTCAGTGTGTCGTATTGGAGTACCTACAGGTATTTCTGGTGCCTCTGCCTTTTTCTTTTCAGATTTTGTTTTAGCGTTAATGTATTCTCTCAGTGCTCTATCGGCTACAGTTTTATCCATGTGGATAGAGTATTTCTTATCATCTGGATAATTCTCACCAGATACATAAAAAGACTTATCACTGAATTTAGAAGCATTTTCTTCATATTCAGAATTATAGCAGTCGAAACGATAATGCTCAGTTAAAATATTGAAATGCTCATTATCGTTATACCATCGGTTGTTATAAGAAATTTCTTGTATGGTCTCTTCATGAACAACATCATGCTCCTTGTCTACGACATAGAGTTTGTCACCCTCCTTGAGAGCACCAAGGTACTTACCGTTATTTATCTTATTCAGCCTTTTAACAGCCTCTTCCATGTTAGTACAAATCAGTCCACTTACTGACTTATTATACATACATGAAGTCATTTTCATGTTAGGCGGTATATTCCTACCATAGAACGTATCATAGTCTGGTTTGAAATCACGATTGTGTTTAATATCGCAATAATAGAACACCATTACGCCATGATAATCTTTGTAGATGTATTTCACATTACAACGATTGATGGTTTTATTGGCAAGGTCTATTTCAAATATGACATCACCGCAATAAGAAATATCATATTTGTCTAGTTCATCACGCCTAGCCTTTCTACATTCGTCATGCTCTGTGCCATCTTCTCTACGTCTAAGGCGAACACCCATTAACTCACCAAACTTTTTTGATGCCATATATTAGTGCCTCTGTCTTTTAGGTACATAAACTCTTGTTACACCAACCTCTTTGGGTTCAAACTCAATAGCCACAACCTCTGCGTTGAGGATAGGTGGGAAATTACATGCATAGCAGTCATCAGTACAATTATAGGCATAATGATATGCGTCTTCCTCCTTATTGTACTGCATAGCCATTTCAAGCTTCGTTGTTAAACGAAGGGAGTAACACTTTCCAGCACCGTATAGTGGAGCAACACCATCCCAACCCTTAATTGGGTTGTGTTTATCGTAGTCTTTACCGTTTTTAAGCCACTCAGCGTATTTCTCCTTATCGAGATTAATTCTTACAACGTATTTAAGCATGGCTCTATATTAAAAAATGCTACCGTTTTTCTCAAGAATAGTACCCTTAAATGGGTCGATAGTGAAAGGACGCTGCTTACGTTTAAACTCACTACGCCATGAACGCATACATACACCTCTTACAGTGTCAATGCCATACTTGTCACCAAGTGTAGGTACAAACTCCTTACCACTCTTCTGACAAGCTTCCATTCTACGCTGCTTAACGTTCTCGTTCTCGTTATCGAACTGAGTATTCTTTATAGAGTCAGTGAGACCGTCAGCCGCATACATAGGCTTAATCTTATCAGAGAGATTCACCCAATGATAGAGAATGTCATCGACATCATCGTAGGTTTTTCCTGGAGCAATCTGAGCCAAGTCACCACCAGCCTTTACACCGTTACCATCGGTAGGCATGATTGCGATAGCAGCCTCAAGAGCCTTTGAATCCTTGTAAACGTTTTCCTTCATCCACTTGGCAAGACCGTACACCTCATGCTTCCACAGACAGCCGATTGGGTTAAAATCGCCATCATCACCATGAAGAGTCCAGAAGCCAAGGAAATGTTCTGTAAAGTTGTCGGTATCAACAACAATACCACCCATCCTTGAGGCAATATCATATAGTGTAATCATACGCAAACGAGCCTTGATGTTTCCCCTTGATATAGGAGTGGCATCTATGTTATGGAGAGTTCCCCTACAGAAATCCTCTACAGTTTCGTAAACACCCTCAAGATTAATCTCTTCGAAGGTGGTGCAAAACTCATTTCCTGCCAATGCAGCAGAACTTACCTCGTCAGCCTCGTTAGTTGAACAAGGCATACTGATACCAATAAGAGGGAGGTCAACTTGTTTGCACAATGCGGCACACACAGTTGAATCAATGCCACCACTGATACCAAGAACAAGTGCCTTGATATGATTCTTCTCACAATACGACTTGATGCCACCTACGAGATTTTTGTAAACCTCTGCATAGTCAAGAGGTGTGACACGCACATACTTTTCAATACCGTCTTTCATATTTTTATTTGTTTATTATTGTTTCTACTGTTTTAATTCGTTTGTTCTCTAATTTATATTCCATCACAGTGTCTTCACACTTCTTAATGAAATCATCTATTTCTTTGCCATACCCAATACAATATTTGAGGTACAAATCTGTCTTACCACCATCATGTGCTGATGGCTCGAAATTCACAACAAACTTTAAGTTGAGGTTTTTATCAACAGCAATAAAAGCAATTAACCCACAATATCCTTTAGCTGCAATCTTAAGTTGGAATTTATCATAAGGTTTTCTAACTTGATACTCGTTAGACCTCATAAAATTTTCGAATCTCTTATTAAGACTAGTAACCCAATTAAGTGTGATTGGGTCGCACTTGCATCTTTTGATTAACATATTGTAATCACGTAGCACCTCTTCTTTAGCCTTATCCTTTTCTTCCTCATGGTCGCTGTATATTGATGTAACACCCCAAAGGAGAAAAATGCCAAATCCTATTAAAAAAAACTGTAGCATATTAGCTCTTGATTATTGTGTCAATTTTGCTTTTAACTTCCTCAAAGTTAGCGCACTCATAATCAGCACCAACCAAATTCCACTCAAGTAAAGGCGTACCCAATTCATCATCATACTTCACCATGACGAATACCTTGTTTTCGCCCTTTGTCAAAGCATCTTTCATATCCTTGGCATAGTCAGTTTCCTTAGATGAAAGAGGCTCACCACCCTCACCCTTAGTTCCAATGGAATTAAGGTATTTCACACACGATTTAATCTCATTGCTTGTTTCGACAGAGAACTCAAATGTTTCGTTTGTCTCACTCATGAATTTCTGGAACATCTTTGCTTTACTCTTCAGAACATAAAACTGAATGTATATTTCGTGAGTTTCCTTGTCTTCTGGCTTTGTATATCTAACAATAATATCGTCAGTATCCGCATAACGTTTACTTGCAATAGACATTGCTACTGCAAACGCATGTGCTGACTCAAATTCCTTAATGTCAAAGATTATTGGGTCTACTGTTATTTCCACACCATCGAGCTTAGAGAGTACTTTATTGGCATTCTCCAATGCAACAGCCTTTTCAGTGTCCAACTGTTCTTTAGATTTACAATTTCTTTTAGCCCAATCAATGAGCCACTCATCTGTTAGATAATCCATATTGACTTTTATTTTTTGCAAAGATACGAAAAAAAATTGGAATAGCCAAATACTATCCCAATTTTTAACATTATTTAGTAGTCTTCAAATTCATTTGTCTCTATATTGAGAACTTTCCAACCACCATTATCCTCATCGAATAGATAAGCATAATCTTCATTGACCTCTGCATTTACGTCAATGGCAGTATCTCCTTGGATTGGTTCAATGTGACTCCATGTTTCACCATCCCTATTAGCATAATGAGTAAAATCATCTTCATTAATGCTACTAATACTACCGCCCAACACTAGGTTCAATGCCCTTTCGTATGTGTCAGCAAATACCTTCAAAGACGCACCTACACCGCTAGGATAACCATCCCAATGACAGTAAACACCCATGTAAGGCTTCTCAATTTTCACATCTTCGCATTTGTCAACACCATTACCACCCCAATCGTTTGCTGGGGCTTTTGACTTTTCATCAGAATACTTTTGTGTTGTTCCAATATCACTGTTTCTGACTTTAACAATAATACAGCTTCTAGTTGCCATGTTAGGTTTTTATTTAAATTGTTAATTACTTAGCCCTCATATTTTTCAGAGGACATATTACTATTTAATCGAGTAATTTCTAGCTCAATCTCTTTCTTTTTTACTTCAGAGTCGAATTCTTTGTTATGGCACGACATAATACAATATGCCGTTGCCACAACAAATACACAACCGAATACTGTCCAGCCAATAATAGACATTACTTCAACCATGTTTACCTATTTTTTAATTTTTGCCTATATTTTTTATTATATTCACGTATTTCTTCTTTGTGTGCTTCACGATAAGCCTTTTTCTTAGCAAGTAATTCCTCTTTGTGTAATTCATAATATTTTTTTATTTCATTTTGATGCGTATTGCGCCAGTTTTTTAATTGTTCACTTATTTTTTCTTTGTTTTTATTGTGGTATTCTTTTTTATAAGATTTTATTTTTTCATTGTTTTCTTCACGATATTTTTTGTATTTTTCTTTATGTGAATCATTATATTCTTTGAAATAATCTTTTCTTTTTTCTTTAATCTCTTTTTTGTGACTATGGTAATATTTTCTTTGAATGGCTAACAGCCATTCTTTATTTTTTTCATAATATTCCTTTTTGTGTTGTTTAAGTTCTTCTTCTGTATATAAATGTTTACCACGTTTAAAACTAATTTCCCCTCCTTTTGTTTTATTTAAAACATTATATGGACTATTTTCTCTATATTCTTTTATCCAATATTTTTCACGCTCAATACCTTTTTCAACTGTCAAATCATTCTCAATGATTATCATTTTAGGGTGCTCAACGCCATGTTCGCTACAAAATTTATAAGTGGTGTCTGTTTTTGTATGTTTATGCTGATAATGCCTAGATTTAGGATTAATTGTTCTGCCGACATAAACAGTGTTTAATTCTTCCCATAAATAAATGTAAATGTTATCTAATTTTTGCTCCATAATAATATTCTTTTAATATAAATATCACTATGGAGCAAAAAGTCGCATTTTTACTTGCAAATTACTAATGTGTAATCTTTTTTACCTTTCTGGAGAAGCAGATACTTACCATTGATAAGGTTTGACTCGTCAACAGTATCCTTTTCCCCAACCTTAACCTTATTGACTGAGAAGCCATTGCTCTTGATAAGCTTACGAGCCTCAGACTTTGAAGGTACTTTATCATGCATGGTTGCTAGGTCAATAACTGTAACACCACTAGCAATCTGCTCCTTAGACACCTCTACAGTGTTTACCTCAGATTTAACGAACTTCCATCCGTTTTCGTCTACGTCCTTAATGTCAATGCCGCCAAACAAGAATGCAGTGGCTTGCTGAACGCCATCTAACGCTTCTTTACCATGAACCATTTCAGTCATGTATTCAGCCAATTTTCTCTGCAACATACGTTTGCTTGGATTCTCACGATGCTGTGCAATCATTTCGTTGATTTGGTCAAGAGGAATGAGTGTGAACATCTTAATGAAACGCTCAGAATCTTCATCAGACTGATTGAGCCAGAACTGATAGAACTCATATGGACTTGTCTTCTCAGCATCAAGCCAAACGTTACCTTTTTCAGACTTACCAAACTTAGTACCGTCAGCCTTGGTCACAAGAGGCCATGTAAGCATACATGCGTCATTACCACCAACCATTCTACGGATAAGCTCAATACCAGTTGTACCATTACCATATTGGTCGCTACCACCAATCTGCAACTTGCAATTATACTTCTTGTAAAGCTCTACAAAGTCGTAGCCTTGAATCAACTGATAAGTGAACTCTGTGAATGACATGCCGTTACCGTCACGCTCAAGACGTTTTTTAACGGATTCTTTTGCCATCATGTAATTAACACTAATGCACTTGCCAACTTCACGTGCAAAATCAATGAAAGAGAAATCCTTCATCCAATCGTAGTTATTCACCATGATTGCACCGTTCTTTTCAGCAGAGTTGAAATCAAGCAATCTACTTACTTGTGCATGGATGCCCTTGATGTTATGTGCTACCGTTTCAGCACTAAGAAGCTTTCTCTCTTCTGCCTTGAAAGAGGGGTCTCCGATAAACGCAGTTGCACCACCCAAAAGCACGATAGGCTTGTGTCCATGACTCTGCAACAGCTTTGCAGTAGTGAACGCAAGCAAATGTCCAAGGTGAAGACTATCTGCTGTGGGGTCAGTACCTACGTAAAATACAGTTGGTGTCTTTAGCAATTCCTCTAGATTACCAGAGGTACTCGCATAAAGACCTCTTTCTTTAAGTTCTGAAATTAATGGATTCATTTTTATATTTTGTTTAAAATTTAAAAGTTTTCTTTCTGCATTTCCGCACCCATTTGACCTAGGATGACTTATAAAACTTTTCTTATGCGTACAATACCATCTGAATTTATTGTGTACGCATTTGGTGCAATTACATGTCCAAGTTGCCATAACTAAAATGACTCTACATAAACCATTAATCTTTTCTTTCTCATAATGGTTTGAGAGATAGAATCCATTTGTTCACGTGTAATTCCATATTTCTTTGAGGAACTACTAACCGCTTTCTGTCTATTCCTCTTCCTTTTAGACCTATTTTTTTTGAAAAAAAAGAACATAGTTTAATTATTTAATTTGTTTATGCAAAGATATACAAAAAAAATTGCATAAACAAATACATTAACATAGTTTAACAAAAAATGAGCACCAACCTTGATTGATGCTCATTATAGATAGATACGTCAGCCATTACAGCTTAACGTATGTAAGAATCTCTTGGTTAAGAGCCTTTGCAACAAGTTCCTCTGCTGTAGGTCTGCGAACCTCTCCAGTTACCTCATCCTTAACAGCGTCCTCATTCATCAGCATTGAAATGATGCTACCATCAAATCCACTGAAGAAATAGCAACCGTTATCGTTGATTGTAGCTGCAAAGTCTTGTTTTCTCTTTGAAGCGCAATCCCACCAAATGAACTTCATGTTATCCACGAACTCAGCTGGGAATACAGTCTTCAATGACCTTACAGAGTACTCATAGTTAGTAGGTTCTGTGCGCTTTGAACGCCAACCATAGCTAACTGGGTTGAACTGCATATCACTAACAACAAGAATTGTTGTAGGATACTGCTCAAGAGGAATCTCTGGGTGCTGCTTCCTAATCTTGATGATTTCCTCAACAGCGGACTGGAAGTTTGTACCTCCACAACCTACGCTTGGAAGGTTCATGATTCTGTCGCAGAATGAATCACCCTTCATGTCATATGGGTATGACACATCATCGAACATGATGAGCTTGTTGTGGAATGGACCAGTGTTAAGGTCTGAGAAGAACAATGCAAGTGAACTTGCAATATCCTCACAAGTGATGTCCTTAATACCCTCTGCCATACGACTCATTGAACCACTGGTGTCGAGACAGCACCATACGTTCTCAGTAATTTTGCCATCGGCACGAGCCTTATCGACAAGACCCTTGAACTGTGCGTCAAGTGTGTGCTTAACCTCGATTGGGAGGTTCTTTGTACCACTGTAGTAGCCTCTGCTACCACGTGCCTCACGGAGCTTACGTGCAAGCTCGAAAACGTAACCTGTGAACTTGGCAACTAGCTGCTGCAAAATCCACTGAGTGTAGTTGTCCTTCAAATTGTGGTTTGAAAGGAACTTACTTGTCACAAGGAGGTTAAGGGCACGACCTGGAATATGATTCCAATTCAGAGCGTCATAGTTACGAGAACAAATGAGCTTCTGGAAAGTGTGGGCTGTACCACTACTCTTGGTCTTGTTATACTCCTTGTAGGTCAGATTCATGAACTTAGCGAATGACTTCGCAAGGTCATTGGTAATCTGATTCCACTCTGTTGTACACTTGCTACGGCTCTCGATACGAGGCATAAACTTCTTAACCAAGTCTACGTGAGTATCGCAAAGGAAACCTTGTGCGATAACCTCAAACATTGCTTTCTGGTTGATGACATTCAAATCCTCCTTGATGTCGTAGAACATCAAAGTCCAAATGTCCTTCCATGAGCCAACAAGAGGCAATGCCCAGATGTTGTTATAGAAAGCCTCTGGATGCTCTTTAGCAATCCAAAGCAAACGCTTAAAAGACTCATCACGAGCACCTTGACCATTCTGAACCTTATCGGTTTCATTATCAGCGTTTACCTTCACCTTACGTGTTACCATACGGAGATAGAATGGGAAACGCAAAGCAGCCTCTGGATTCTCACCCCAAATCTGAGCTTGGTCTGCAAAGACCTCTTCAATTGGACGACCTCTGAAGTTACCAGCCTTACCAAACTGGTCAACGATTGCACTGCCAGTTGATACGTTTGTCACTGCACCATTCTCAGTCAAAGTTGTTGCCTTGAAACCTACTGCACTGAGAAATGCGTTTGTCTTTGTCGCTGTCTTTGTATTCATAATATCTAGTTTATTTTTTTATTCTTCGTTTCAACTCTGCAAAGATATGAAAAAAAATTGGAATATCCAAATATTTTAACGTTTTTTTATAAAAAAATTGATATTTATAGTAGATAACGTTATAAAACTTAATTCATATGAAGAAAATTGATAATATTATTCAAGAAACTATAGATAACTTTGTTAATGAGTCTATCATTTCTGATGGTACACTTGATGATATTAAAAGCTTGCTAAAAGCATTTAAAAATAAATCCAACCTATCACAAGATGACTTGAGAAAAGAGAGAAAACTCAAGAAGAAAGCTGAAAAAGCTAAGAAAGGTACTAAGAAGTTGCGTAGAATCAAAGGTGGTGGTAAAGTCTATTATGACTATAATGACTATGAAAGAAAACATAGGAAATTGGCTAAAGGCGACACTGATTCAATCACTGACACTGTAGACCAAGAGAACACTGACATTGCTGCTGTGGCAAGAAGTATATTCCCAGACCACACAGAAGAAGGTGCTCAATCACAGCTTCGTAAGATTTTGAATCATGAACGCCCAATGACTAAAGACGTTGCTTCAAAAATCGAAAGAATGATTTCAAGAGGTAGAATAGCAGTTAAATAAAGGGTAGTGTTTTCACCACCCTTTTTTATGCTTACAACTCTGAAAGTCGATTCTCGTACTCTTCCCTAAGAGTTTTCATTGCCCCTAACTCCAACTGTCTTACACGTTCTGAGGTAAGACCTAGAATCTCAGCAATTTCATTCAATTCATACTCACGATGAAGACCATTGTCCTCATAAAGACCAAAGCGCATCTTGATAATCTGCTGTTCTCTTGGAGAAAGCACTACTAACAAAGAGGAAATGAGCTTTGAGTTAAACTCGTTTGTCTCAGTTTTTTCATATTCATTATACGATGCACTTGCACGGTTATAACTAACAACGTCACTACCGCTATAGTTGTCATCATCACCACTTACATCAACATCAATACTTGCGTAATTAAGGTCGAGCAAATCGTTTTTGTCTTTAATGTCTTTGCCGTACACATCATTCAATATCTCAAGAAGTTCGTCAGTGCTTGGCTCACGCTCATTCTCTTGCATGAACTTGTTTTTGGCTTTTGACATTACATGGAACGTCTTATAAAGGTTACTCTTCTGTACCATTTCTGCATCACCATACTTATAGGCGTTAATGGCACGAATTATATACCACATTGCATAGCTAGCAAACTTTACACCCTTTGATACATCATACTTATCAATTGCCTCAATGAGACCAAAATTAATCTCGTCAATATAATCGGTAAGTGTATCTGTGGTTGAATAGTTCTTTGCTGCTGCAATAATCAATCTCTGATTACTAAGGATGATAAACTCCCTAACCTTTTCGTAGTCACGACATGCTTTTACATATGATTCCCTATCTAGCGATTTCTCAAGTCGCTTCATGTTCTCTTTAGCTTCTTTAAGCTTGGTGAACCACTCAATCTCTTCGTCCTTATCGAAAGGCTTGTAATTTTTAATGTCTTTGTAGAATCTCGTTGTATTTTCTGAACGGTCTACAAGTCCAGTTTCTGCTTTTAGATTTATTACAAATCCCATTAATTGTCTATTTTATTCGTTAAACACTAAATTATGACCTTTTCTTGAGGATAACAACGGTCTTATTACCTTCGTCTTTTGGGGTTGACTCTGGTACTGCAACATCATCCATCATAACAATGAACTCCAAGATAGACTTCTTGTTGTCCTCCCTTCTAGATAGCTCTCTTCCCTTCATTGCAAGCGTGACTCGCACGCGGCTACCATCCTCAATGAATCTCTTAGCATTATTTGCTTTGGTTTCCAAATCATGCTTTGCAATATTCACACTGAGCTGTATCTCCTTGAGTGGTTTAACTTGCTGCTTGTTTTTCTTTGCAGCTTTTTTCAACTCATAGAGCATCTTTTCGTAGTTACACACCCTTACAATAGGAACATCTGATTTTCCTTGAATCTCCACAAGGTCAAGCTCCATATCTTCAGCAATCTTACGTGCCTCAGACATAGTTACAACCTTACTCTCGATACCTTCTCCTACAATTCTGACGTTACCGCCAACTCTAATTTCGTCATTTACACGAAACTTTGAAGAAAAATCGTTTTTCTTAGCTTTTGCCATCTATCTGTCGTTCTAAATCCTTTATTTTATTTTCTAAATCTTTTATCTTTTCTTTTCTTTCTTGAAGCTGTCTTTCTTCACTATCAAGAAAAAACTTCTGAAACGTGAGTTCACGCTGTAATGATTCCAACGTAGGAGGCTCATTCATACGCTTTTTAGCCTCTTCCTCCACTTTTGCAGCACGTTCAAGAAATATACGTGCTGATTCCCCAGTTAATGTCGGAATGGGTTTCCCACTATCGACTGCCAATGCTGTTGGCTCATCGTCATCGGATGCAAAGATACGATTTTTTTCTGACATAGCCAAATTTTTCTTCTTAATTTTTGTTAATCTTTTACTTCTTCCCATATAAGGTCTGAATCTTTCGCTTTATATTCGGTATTCGGCTTTATTCCTTCAAACACTTTTTGGTGTAAAAGGGTTTCAATTAGATATAGATTATCAGACACATATTTATAGGTGTCAAGCATATATTTCTCCACATCATCTGGATATGCTGCTCCATCTGCATCCTCTTCTGTGTTCTTTATTGCCTTATCTCTCAATCCTAGAATCATTGCAACATCATCCAATATATGAGTTTGCATTGTTAACATGACTTTCTTATTAATTTTGAGAAAATCATCGTCTTTGTCTTCCACATTTAAAAACCTCACAAGTTTCAAGTGGTCTTCTGTTAAGTTTAAATGTAATATCATATTATAACGTTTTATCTAATTAGTATCTTCTGTGTCCGTTTTTCTTGAATCGCTCTTCCGCTTCTTCTTTTCTTTTACGAACCATTTCATAATAAGCCTTCCTGTCTTCTTTTTTTACAGCTAGCTCTCTATCCCTCACCTCCTTCATTTCTTCAGCTCTAGACTTCTAGAAATAGTCAAA